GCAAAGTCCTCTCTATGCCTTCAAATGATTGGCCTAGCACAGAAAGAAGGAAAGATCTGTGCATGGATTGATGCAGAAATGTCATACGACAAAGCCTGGGCAGAGCGACTTGGTGTTGACTCATCTAAGTTAATTTATTCACAGGCCCGTACAATCAACGAAATGGTTGATGTAGGAACAAACCTAATTAATGCTGGTGTTGATATTGTGGTTGTTGACTCAATTACATCTTTGTTGCCAGCAATTTATTTTGAAAAAGATTCAGACGAACTTAAGCAACTAGAAAATACAAAACAAATTGGTGCAGAGTCTCGTGACTTTAGTAATGCATGGAAGATGATTAATTATGCAAACAATAAAGTTAAACCAACTCTGTTTGTTTTGATTTCTCAGTCACGTAACAATATTAATGCAATGTATACAAGTCAACAACCTACGGGTGGGCAGGCTACTAAGTTTTACTCGTCAACAGTAATTAAACTGTTCTCATCAGAGTCAGACAATCAAGCCATTAAGGGTAAGATTCAGATTGGTGATAAGTTGATTGAAGAAAAGGTAGGAAGAAAGATTCGTTGGGAACTGCAGTTCTCTAAGACTTCTCCAGCATTCCAATCAGGCGAGTATGACTTTTATTTTAGAGGAGATGAGGTTGGTATTGACTCTATTGGTGATCTTGTAGATACAGCAGAAGCAGCGGGACTTGTTAATAGAACTGGTGCTTGGTATCAACTTGATGATGGAACTAAGGTTCAGGGTAGGGATGGTTTTATTAACCGTGTCAAAGAAGATATTGAATTGCAGGAAAGTTTAAAGAGTAAGTTGATTAATGGCTAATAAAGATTTTATTGTTTTTAATGGAAAACTTACATGTAAGAAATGTGATGAAAGCATTTCATCATTTAGATTTTGGCCAGAGTCAGGAGATACTACCTGGATGTGCACTAAGAAGCATATAAGTAAGGTTGAACTAATTCCAAAGAAAAAGAAAAAGGGTGACTTTACAGATGAGTGAAAGATCAGAATCTAAAAGACTTGGTGCTAAACAACATAAAAACTCTGGAAGAAATAATACAAAAGGTGATGCTTCATGGAATAACTTTGTTATTGATTTTAAGGAATGTTCAAAGTCTTTTACTTTAAATCAAGATGTTTGGGCTAAGGCCGTTACTGATGCTCTAAAGAAGAGTATGGATCCTGCTTTAGTTATTGTTCTTGGAGAAGGAACAAAGAAAGTTAGACTTGCTATAATTGAATTAGATATGTTAGAACAATTAGTAGAAGGAGAGCAAAATGACTGATACAACAACACTAGAGCAGGTCAATGGTCTGGTAGAGATAGCAGAGTTTATGGAAGATGAAGAGTTGACTGCTGCTTTGGGTATGATTGCTAAGTTAATCATTAAGCCAGATATCCCTATTCAGGTTGCAACAATTGAGATAGTCAGACTACAGGCTATAGCCAGCAAACTAGCGCTAAAGGCTACGTGGATGGCAAATGTCGATAAAAACAATAGAGCAAAGAAGAACATATATTACACTGCAGCCGAAGCAGTTAACAACTTGGTATCAGCACTTAAATATATTATGCGCTAACCTGATATACTTATATAAACAAAGGGATAAGATGACAAAAAATTTACTAAAGCAGGTTATGCTAAAAGAGTCAGAGCACAAAGATGCTATGGCAAAACAGAATATGATTTTTAATGCAGAAGATATGGTTGCAAAAATTCAGTCAGGATATGTTGCAGATCGTGGACCAAAGTTTACTAAGAAGAAAACCTTTGCTCCATCTACAATTGCTTATCAGCATGGCCAGTGTCCAAGATACTGGTATTTAGCATTTGATGGAACTGTATTTGAAGACTATAGCGATGCCTATGGCGTTGCAAACATGGGATCTGGAACAATGGGGCATGATAGAATTCAGGGAGCAATGCTTGCTTCTGGTGTTGCAGTTGAATACAAAGACGACAAGGGTTTGCCTACAACAGAGTTTAAAGTTATTGCTAACGACCCTCCAATTTTTGGATATGGCGATGCCATGATTAATTGGGAAGGCGAAGAATTAGTTGGTGAAATTAAAACAATGATGAATGAAGCCTTTGAGTATCGTAAGAAAACAAATAAGCCAAAGGCAGGACACCTAATTCAGTTGCTTATTTATATGAAGATTCTTGGCAAGCAAAAGGGTGCTCTTATATATGAAAATAAAAATAACCACGACTTGCTAATTATTCCTGTAGCAGTGAATGATCATTATAGAGAGTGGATTGAGTATGCATTCAAGTGGATGCGTGATGTTCGCAAGGCATGGACTGATCAAACAATTCCAACTAAAAACTATCGTGGTAACTCAAAGATTTGTAAAACATGCCCAGTAAAGGCAGCGTGTGCAGAGGCAGGCACGGGAACGGTAAAGATTGCTTCTCTGGAGGAACTGAGTGAAACTATGTAGTAGATGTGATATATACTTTACTCCAAAAGTAAGTTATCAGGTATATTGCAGTGAAACTTGTAGAGAAGAGGCTACAAGAGAAAAGATTGCTGAAAGATACCAAGCAACACGAAGACAAAAACGAATTGGTAAAGTTCGTAAATGTTTAGGTGGTTGTGAAACATCTCTATCTATATACAATGATTCAGGGTTTTGTGCAAACTGTAATGTTAGTGCAAAGCAAGTAGCAAAAATGTTAAAAGAGTTAAAGGGGTTCATAGAGTATGAACAAGACTAAGTGGGGAGTGCCTATGATGCCTACAACTATTTGTGCTATAGACGCTAGTACAAATAATTTTGCATTTGCTTTATTTAATACTAAAGATAAGAATCTAGGATTTATTGGCAAGGTTCAGTTTGAGGGTAATGACATATACGAAAAAGTCCTAAATGCTGGTGAAAGAGCAAGGGCTATTTTTGATTATTATGGAGGGTTTCAGGCTATTATTATTGAGCACACTGTATTTATGAATAGTCCAAAAACTGCTGCTGATCTCGCTTTAGTACAGGGTGCAATACTTGGAGCAGCGGGACAAACTGGTACACAGATAATTGGCAAGGTTTCACCAATCACATGGCAAAACTTTATTGGAAATAAAAAGATTTCTAAAGAGGAGCAGGTAATTATTAGAGCCAATCATCCTGGAAAATCTGCTTCTTGGTATAAATCATATGAAAGAAATCTTAGAAAAGAAAGAACAATTAAGTTTATTAATACCATTTATGATAGGGAACTTCAAGATAACGATGTTGCAGATGCCTGTGGTATTGGACATTGGGCATTAAGTAATTGGACAAAAGCAATTGGGGTTGACAAATAACATTATGGCTGGTAAACTATATACGAACGAAGTTTGGCTACGTAAGCGGTACTTAATGGATAAGAAGAGTCCAGAGGATATTGCTAAAGAGTGTGGTGCAAGTGTAGAGACTGTATATGTATACCTTGCTAAATTTGGACTAAGGAAGTCAAGAAGATGAATAAAATACAAAAGATAGTTATCGGTCTAGGCATTGCTGGTGCAGTAGGATTAACCTATGTTGTAACAGCATTAAAGGGTTTGCCAGAAGCATTTGATTGGGAAGACGATGAGTAATAACCTTAATATTACGGTTGACCAAGTTAACCATCCAATGCATTACACATCAGACCCATCTGGTGTAGAGTGTATTCAGATTACTCGTCATAGAAATTTTAATATTGGCAATGCATTTAAGTACCTATGGAGAGCAGGCCTTAAGGATGAGGCAAAAACAATTCAAGATTTAGAGAAGGCTATTTTTTATATTAAAGATGAAATTAATAGACTAGAGGGAAAGTATGTCAACTGAAGAAGATCTAGTCAAACATCTTGATCAGGTAAACACAGTAGTTAGTGAATACCTAAAGGGTAATGATCCTACAGTAATTTCAAAAGAATTAGATATTCCACGTACTCGTGTAGTTACACTTATCAATGAGTGGAAGGCTATGGCTTCAGATAATTCTGCTATCCGTGCTCGTGCTAAAGAAGCATTGGTTGGTGCAGATACACACTATACAAAACTTATCTCAAAATCATATGAAGTTATTGATGAAGCATCTATGACCAATAACCTTAGCGCAAAGACTGCTGCGATTAAACTTGTTATGGATATAGAGTCTAAAAGAATTGATATGTTGCAGAAGGCTGGTCTTCTTGAGAACAAGGAACTTGCAGAAGAGATGGTTGAGATTGAACGTAGACAAGAGGTGTTGGTTGGTATTCTAAGGGATATTGCTTCAGAGCATCCAGAAGTGCGTGACCTAATCATGCAAAGACTTTCTGCAGTTGCAAGAGAAGGAGAAGTGATTACAGTTGTCCACGATGTTCAATGATTTCTTTGAGGTATTAAAAGAAAATCATTTTCTAGAAAAACCTGTAGACGCAAAGACATTTGTTGAGTCTCCAGACTATCTTGGGCAGCCACCACTATCTGATATTCAGTACCAAATTGTTGAGGCAATGAGCCAGGTATATCGTGAATCAGACCTTAAAGAATTAATGGGTGATGTAGAAGG